AACCTTCTTCATTCGACTTAATTATGATTTCAGCTTTCTTTTTCTCTATATAGCTATCAATTTGCCCTTTGATTTCGTCATACTTCTGTATCTCTCCATCTACCATCTGTATTTCAAGCCCAGTTGCTTCCTTTAACTGACCAACAATAAAGTTTGCACGGTCCTGGTAGCCATCTTTTACTCTACCGTTTGCGTCAACTATTGTTCCTAGTTCCTGAGCAAGTTTTTTCGTGTTATTGATTTGGATTAAGTCTTTTTCGAGTTGCTCCTCAGCGGTCTTAATTGATTCCTTATATGCGTCTCGAAGCTCATAGATTTTCTTCTTCTTTTCCTCTATGGCTTTTCTTGACTTTTCTGCTTCGCTCTCTTCTTTTTTCGATAGCAGTAAAAATGCACCTGCAAGAGCTCCGACCGCAGTTATTATGAGCCCCATTGGTCCGCCCAAAAATGACATCGCTGCGCTAAGTCCCTTTGTTGCAACTGCAGCAATACCTGCTGCAACTCCCTGAGCCTGTACAGCCATAGTATTTGCTATTGTTGCTGTAGTTCCGCCTGCGGTGGCTAATGCATTTCGTGTTTCTGCAGCTGCTAGCGCTTTTGCCTTAGCTGCAGCAAATGTTGTAACAGCGTTGTTTACAATTCGTGCTGCAGTAGCTCCTTTTTCACTGACCATCGATACTGCCATAGCCGTACCTAGTGCCTTTTGTGCAACGACAAACTCTTTATATAGTCGTATGATTGGTGTGAGCTTTGAGTGTATTTTGAACGCCCCAATTAATCCAGCTAGTATTGGAACTAGGCTAGATCCAGCGGATGCAACTCTAAGTAACCCATCAGCCATCTTTAGTAGAGGCTTAGCAATAGAAATAGTCACCTCAGTGAGGTTTTTAATTGTGTTTCCTAGACCTTTAGGGAGCATATCGGCGATACCACTAGCAAGCGCCATTGCCATATCACCTGCAGCAGAAACAATTTCGTCTCGGTGAGCATATAATCCATCTACAAAAGCTTTAACAGTTTTAGCCCCGGCAGAAATTAGTTCTGGAGCGTGTTTTGCTGCAGCAGTTGCCGCATCAGCTAATACATTTCCTATTGCCTTTGCAAGCCCTTGAATACCGTCCTGCTCAAATGCTTTAGACAATCCGTTTGCTGCGTCTGTTGCCGAAGTTACAATATCGCCCAAAGGGGTGTCTACTGACTTGTAGAGTGATATACCTATGTCTGTTATGGTGTTCTTAAAAATTCCTAGCCTTGATTCAAGGGTCTTATATCGCTCTTCTGCTTCGTGTGTGAGTGCGGTATTTTCGCTCCAGGCTTTTGTTCCTATCGATAGCGCTTTACTAAACACATCGCTTGCACCTGATGCTCTTAATAGTGCATCTCTCATACGTATATCAGATAGCCCTATCTCATCGAGCGTCTTAATCGCGGACCCGCCATTTTTGTTTATATTGTCGAGCCCTTTAATAAAGCTTATGATTGCGCTCGCTGCATCCTCTTCAAATGCTTTTTTAAACTCATCAGCACTCATTCCTGCAACGGAAGCGAATTGCTCTAACTGCTCGCCGCCCTTTTGTGTTGCAAGGTTCATCTTTGAAATTAAATTAGAAAAAGCTGTTCCTCCAGCTTCAGCTTCTATTCCGACAGAAGATAACGCTCCAGAGAACGACATGATTTGAGCTTCAGTAAGCCCCACTTGGTGACCAGCACCTGCGATTCTCATCGCCATGTCCACAATTTCTGACTCGGTTGTAGCAAGATTATTTCCAAGCGCTACGATGGTAGATCCAAGCTTATCAAAGTTATCTTGACTCATGCCAGTTATGTTTGCAAATCTAGCAAGAGCAGTAGCTGCCTCGTCAGACGTCATGTTTGTCGCATCTCCGAGCATTACCATTGTTTTCGTAAATTGCAATAAGCTCTCATTCTTGATACCCAGCTGGCCTGCTGCCTCTGCGACTGACGCAATAGCAGTCGCTGACTGAGGCATAGATTTTGCCATATCTCGTATACCTTGCTCAAATTCAGCAAGCTCTTTGTCCGTTGCATCCACAGTCTTTTTAACACCCGCAAATGCACTTTCAAAAGCAATGCCCTGCTTAATGGCAAGCAGCCCTAATCCTCCCAAAGCAGTTGCGGTACTTGCAACAGCTTCAGTGACAACTTTAAGTCCTTTTTTTGTCGTGCCGGATAGCTCTCTTACAGCTTTATTAAATTCTCTGGAATCCAATATGGTTTCTATAGTAACCTTACCATCTGCCATGTAATCACCTGCCTTATATCATCAAGACAGGTTGACTCAGCTACTTATCTGTGCTCTCTCTGCTCTTTATCTTGCTTTCAATCAATGTTATTCTTTTACAGCGTGGGCATTTTATTTCGACTTCGCCGTCCATTAAATTAGCCCTACACAGTGTCTGCCCACATTCACTGCATTTGACTTTAGTCATATTTTTTTGACAGGATTGCATCAATATCACCGCCATTTTCAAGTGCCTCTGCAAGTTCATTGCTAAGCGCTTCATCGATTTCAGACTCATGTGTAGGTAGTTTATATAGCGATTTCATCTCGCGATAAAACTTCTTCTCCTCGTCATTAAGCCTTGATATGTCCATTGTCCTATAACCAATAATCTTTCCGAACTGTGTGTTCTCGCTAAGCCCATTAAATAGTGCCTTGAAGTTCCACCAATGCATTTCTACGACAGACAAATCAATCTTGTACTGCTCTAAAAAGGCTGCGTAAACATACTCGGCATCATAAGTAAATGAATACGATTGCTTTTTCGATGATTTATTCTTACTATTTACAGGTGCTAAGCTGTATGAATAAAACTCAATCATCTTTTCGATAGCTTCTTCGAGTTCTCCTTCTGCAAAGCTATGTGTATCAGCCCATGATCCATAGTAAAGACGCACGCCCTTTTTGATTAGCTCAATTTTGGATAAATCGTGGTCTGCCAGTAACTCAGTAAACTTAATAGAGGTGCGAAAGTCCCAGTTTATAGGGACCTCAACACCTCTTATAGTTACTGATTTACTCGGTTTATTGGTTAATATGCTACCTATCATTTCGCAAGCTCAAGCTGCATAGCTTTGCTTGTTGCAACGAGATCTTCGTTAACAGCCTCATTAAGCTCACGCAGCTTATTCATAACTTCAAACATCATCATGACATTGCGCTTTCCACAAAAGACTCTGTCTCCTTCGCCATGTCCCCAAATACTATCAATACAGCGTTTGAGCGCATCCATCTGATTGCTGAGGACAATGTCGTCATCCTGTGAAAGGTCAATTCCGTTGATTTCCTCAACAAAAGTTGCCATGCTCGACTTATATGATGTACGAAAATCTAGATCATAAAAATCTGCTACGAGCTCCTGCCCATTTGCGAATGTTATTTTTGTATTAACCATTGTGTTGCTCCTTTATTAACCAGCTATCACTGTCTCAGTGAACTTTTTGTTTGATGTGTCGAATGTTCCCACAACAACATCACTAACGCCCAAGAAGTTTCCTTCGCAAGTCATCTCGCCATCCTCGTTGCCAAACTTCGAAACTTCTATGGCTACCTTTATTTTTCTAGCGCTGAAAGTGGTTGCTCCGCCTCCTGCTTTCTGATCAAGGTCGACTATGATGTAGTCTCTTTCAACATCTGCTCCAGTCCTCTGTCTTTCGCCAATTTCACAGATGAACGCAATAGCTTTTTCACTGCGAATCTGATCAGCAGAAAACGGAGACTGCCACTCGTAACCTGAAATACCCTTTGATGTGGATTTCTGGTTAATATATCGCTTGCTTCTCACCTGAGCACTTGGCTCTTCATTAAGTTCTCTGAACCCTGTGCCAAGTAGCTCCATAGCTGCTGTTTCACCAGTCTTTGCACAGTCTAGATAACTTGCCTGTGCAACTCTTTTTCTAACTTCTGTTAATGCCATATCTATTCTCCTTCCTGTAGGTAAACAAGCCTACAATCGATTTGATACTTTGCCCTGGATTCGTCTACATCAAAGACGTAGCCTGTTGTTAGGGCTTCAATTTTCACTGAGCATCTATTTGAGCCCAAGTCTATAAAGTTCCTATTTTTGCTTATCGACGCAAGCCAGCTCGCAAAAAGCTGAAAGAAACCAATGTTTTCAATGTTTTGTCTTACATCAGCTCCGTATGCCTCTCTGCTCGAAAAAACGAAGACCTGTTGACGTTCGCTGTCTCCGTTGATATATCTCTTTAAAATAAGATCTGCGGGCGATGACTCAACTGCATAACAAGTAGGGTCTTCTGCAAGATAATCTATTCCTATTCCCTCAGCAAACTTGTCGATGTGCGGGCAAGTCTTTATAAGATTTCTTATTGCATCCATGATAATTACATCAGCCATTATCCCCTCCTCGATATAAACTTGACTACACTAGCTAAAAGGGCAGGTCCTCGTTGTGCAACCATTCTCCGGTCCCATCGCTTCCCCCTCATGCCTCTGCCTCTATTTTCATAGTACTGCTTTTTAGCATATATCTGAGGGTATACGATTTCATCGATACCTTCTACTGCGGTTCCCTTGAGCACACCCTCTTTTTTTGGTACATAAGGGTCTGACAAACGTCTAACCTCATGGGTAAAAAACCTTTGTGCTGCACCGTTTTGATCTAATCCTTTTTTTCTAGCTATCTTTATTGCGTCAATGTCAACCTTCACTCTTATCGACATCTTCGTCCCCATCCCCTGGAGCAAACTTACGCAGCTCTTCGACCTCTTTTTCGAGGGCGTTAATATACTGTACAGGGATATAATCTCCTGCCTTCCACTCTTTTGCCATTATTCAACCTCCAATTCAAAGTGCTGTACTAACTTGCTACCATACCTATTATCAACTACTTTCGTAATCTTCATCACATCATCAAAGTCACGCAAAAGAGCCTTAAAACCACCGCTATTAGCGTCGTTCATATCAAAATCGACAATTCCCTTAACAACGATATCTGCGTTGTCCAAAGTGTAATTTGTGACCTTGTCGCTACGTTTAAACGTCTTAGGCTTGAGGTATGTTTTCTCTTCCGAGTCAACTTTTAACGGGATAAAAACTCGTGTATGATTTGTGCTTTTAACTCCCGCTGATTGCGAGATGTTTATAGCTTGGGAGTCTTGCCAGTTAACCCCTCTGAGAAATGTCCTTGCGTATTTGTACTCATCGCTATCCGCATCATAATAACGATTAAAAAGTGTAATATCCGCATTTGTTAGCATTACTCCACCCCTCTATACATTAAGCCTGTATTCATTAGATATTTGGCTACGATGCTATGCTCTAGCGAAGCCTGGCTTGTTCCTGTGTTTACACCAGTTTGGATTCCTAATGAGTCAAGGCCATCTGCATAACTAACAGTATGATCTCCGACAGTTTCCGACTTTATAGCTTTACTGCCTTCGTCGCGTGCCTTAGCCACCTCATACTCAAAGTCCATGAGCTCGGACATGCACTCTTTAACTGTTTCGGACACAGGCTCTTTGATACGTCCGAAGGTATAGTAGTTGATGGTATTCCTAGCTTGTCTTTCATACTTAACAAAAGCGGTCTGGGGGATTTCTCCCCCATAAGCTTTATACTCCTCATATGTCAGATACATAGCTCTACCTACTTAGTAGCTACAAGCACCACAGCTTTTGTTACCTCTGCAGACTCAACAGTCAATGTATCCGTCTGAGATGCATATCCAGGTGCCTTAATCTTTACTGGATATGTTCCAGCTCTGAGATTAAACTCTGCAACACCGGCAGCATTAGTCTTTAGTCTTGAACCGTTAACCTCAACAGTTGCACCTTCGATTGCGACAGTCTTGTTCTTTACAGTGAATGTAACTTTCTGAGTTGTCACAGGTGTAGCTGGCTCAAGATAAGCAAATGGACAACCTGTTCTGTCCTCGTTCATTCTTGTAGCTGGATTTGGCATTGCCCAACCCATTCTAAATACAACTCTTAGGGCAATCATATCCTGCTGTGCGAGGTTATATACGATTTCCTTTGTCTGTGGATCCTGGATTACTCCTTCTGTTAGTAGCTTAAATGTTACATCCTGACGGATTGAGTACACAAGCTTGCTAAAGTCGCCCACGATTAGCTGTGCAATCTTCTTGTCAAAGCTTCCATTGTCAGGGAAGTACAAAGGTGCTCCGTCAAGGCCGTATGATGTTGCTCCCTGCAATGTTGACATGAATATTGGGTGTCCATCTGTACCCTTAAGACCTCTAAGCTTTGCTTTCATTCCTGTTGATGCTATAGCTCCGGAGTGAACATATCCGTCCTCCTCGATCTTATTTAGCACGCCACCCTCGTCCATGATTAGAGTGAACATATCTTTTGAACCAGGAGCGACGTTGTTGCCTGCCTGTCTTGCCATTGTAATCACGTCATTCTGCCACTCTCTAGGTCTGTTAACACCAAACAGGATTGCGCTATCAACCTTCTGTCCGATTGCCTCAATTACCCTAGGCTTGATCTCGCCGATGATATCAAACTCTGCATCATCAAGCACCGCTTCAGGTATTGGAACGATGACTGCGAGCTCCCCTGCTGTAAGATACACATTATCCCACGCCATATCGCTTGTCTGCTTCATTCCTGTGTCTCCATCTACCCAATAAGCCATTGGGAGAATATCGGTAACTCTGATTCTTGTTGTCTTTGAGCTCATGTTTGGCAGCTTCTTACCAAGACTCAAAACAACTGATTCCTTTGGTGTGTCCTGAAAAATTGCTGGAGTCACCTGCTCCCTGATTAGAGCTTCAACTTTTTCTCTTGTTACTACGTTTACGTTTGCCATAATATTATTCCTTTCCTAAAAGATTTCTTATTGCTGTGTTAACTTCTTTGTTCTTGTCATCAGACCCTGTTCCTCCAGTTGCGCCTGGGGTGGATCTAACGATAACCGGCTGTGTGTCATCATTAAAGAGATAATTGTTATTCTCTTTGATGGTTTTTAGCTGCTCATCAAGACCGACAATGCTGTCGCCATTAAGCTTAAGCCCTGCCTCATCAAGTAGCGCTCTTACTGCTTTGCTGTTTTTCGCACCTGCAGTTCTCAGTGCTCCGTCAAGAGCATATCCGAATTGCAGCCTTTCGATTTCGGCTTTGCTATTTGACTCTGCCTCGGCAGCTGCGTCCTTGTACTTTTGCACTTCTCCTTTAAGCCCATCGATGTCGACATCCTTAAACTTCTCAAGTGTTTCATTCGCAGTTTTAAGCAGCGATTTAAGGTTGCTCTCTGAGGTTTTATACCTTTCGATATCATTACCGTTTTCGGTCATAATCGTATCAACAGCCTCTTTGACCTTATCATCTGCTACTCCTAGTCCTTTAAGGAGATTTTCAATAACTTCTCTTTTCATGATGTTTTCCTTTCTCGGTACGCTTTTATACGAGGTTGCTTCTCCTCCGTGTACATGATTACGCCCTGTACTAAGCTAATTTTTTGTATAACAAAAGACAGCTATATAGCTGCCTTAAGTATCGTTATTTGTTCACTAAAAAACACACCCTGCCTGAGTGTGTTTATATCATTGGGATAAATTCGCCGATGGTTTTAAGATACTCCATTACCTTTTTCATCATCCCGTTTTCTTTCAGATACTCAATGCCCACAGGCGTGATGTCTATATCCTCTAAGTCCATGATTTGAATTCCGTTAATATACTCCTTTACTCTAAAGCCTTTTACGTATCCGGCTTCAAGCATTTCGGATAAGATTGTATCTCTATATCCTTGCGGTATTTTTAGATTATCTGCACTAATTTCAATCAGACTGACCGGTTCAGCTTTCTTCTTTGCTACATACAGGTCCTTTAAGATTTCAAATACTATTCTGAAATAATCATCCTTTGGCATGGGGCACTCCTTTCTAATTCATATAGTAAATATTGTCATATATTTCCTGGAGCTTTTTACCCTCATCATTGTAAAATTCTAACTTATCATCAAAACCCACTTCAATTATTTTTTCATATAGTGCGTCTAGAATATTCGCGTCGCTATTCAAAAAGTCAACATCAAAATATTTTTGTAGATACTTAAAATCTTCTGCTTTATATTTCCAAACACTTTCCATACATTTGTCTCCTATCTTTTAACGAGTTTTCTTGGGTTGCATTGAATCAATGTTTTTGTATCCGGATTAATTGATATATTGCATTTATCATTTTTCAAAAGAATGCTACGCTCTCCCGCTTTGTTTACTTGTTCTTTTCCTACTCTTCCCGCTTTCAAACAATCAAGTAAATCTTCTATAGAAACGCCGGGTCTATTGTATTTCCGGTTTAGTGCCGAATGCCCAATCACTCTACTGACAAAATGAGATGTATATCCTTCTATCTGCAACCCCAACGGAGTTTGCACCCCCACCAAATTATTTTGCACTGCTCTACTATATGCATCATATACTTTATAACTCAGTAGTGGGCTTATCTCTCCTTTGCTTACCAAAAATCTATAATCCATTAGATTCTTATAGGCAGGAGAATTATTATATTTTGCATCATAGTATTTGTCAAGTACTTTTAATTCGCTGCTTTCCGCGCCGATTGACTTTAACCAATCTGTATGGTGCTTAATAGCTACAGTTCTTGCTCTTTGTGCGGCACTTCTATCAAATCCCACAATCTTACCGGACACATCCTTTACGGCATGAACTTGAGTTCTAGTCGTATCGATGCGCCTATCTGTGGCCTTGCAGAAATGTTTCAGCTCCGCTTCCTTACGCTTTAAATTAACCGCAGAGCTCTCCATCTCGTATTTTAGACTCTGTCTTAAGGTATCATCTTTTGCTTCGTTGTAAGCAGAATTCAAGCCAGCCAAGTATCTCTTTTCTGCTCGAATTGCTCTTTCATATGATCTCTGCTTCTGTCCTGCTTCGTAATTAGTGTATGTCTCTCCATCATATTCATAGGTTTTGCTATCCAAACTATCTAGGTATTCCTTCGAGTAAGTTCTCTCAGTCCCTTCGTAATAAGCATAAAAGCTGTGTCTGCAGTTCCACCCACAAAGTCCTTCGCCCGTACCGTAGCCCGTAATGTCATAAAAAGAACCGTACCCTTTACTTTTTCCACTAAGGCTATATACTCCGCCTTGCCAATCCGCGTGCGACGGTCTCGCTCCAGAATGTGCGGTAACCTCTACCAAATCCGTACCTATTTCATCACAGTATAGCATGTTGAGTTCGGCAGAAGATTGATTGACTCCAGTGAGTACTGCCCTGCGTACTGCCACATCGAGCTTATCGATGTGACCTGTAGGATACTGTACGGTAAGTCCTGATTTTGCGACCTGCTTGATTGCGTTTTTAATAGCAAAATCATAAGTAAAAGCGCCCGAGTTTACCTGCATATTGGCAAGATTAACGGCGTTAATAAAGGCGTTTTGTCCTTGACTAGCAGTAGTCCTTGTAAGATTCTTAACCACTCCTTTTGTCTTTCTTATATGAGACGATAGCAAGTTACCCATCGCAACATTTGACGCATGATCTATAGGTGTCTTTCCTGCTATTGCAGCTCTGAGGTTCTCGCTTTCCATATTCTCAAAATTAGCCTCTTCAAAGACTCTAGTAATTTCAGCTTCCGTCAAGCCCGATACCTTAGATATGCTATTAACAATATCTTTATATAGTATGTTTTGCTGCGTTAGTTTCTCCGCCTCAAACTGTGCACTTTCGGTTAATGTACCTGTCTTAACAATTCGTCTCGCAATGTCTGCAACAAGCTGTTCGTTTATCAAATCCATCATTCCAAGCAAGAAAGATGTACACTGCGCTAAGTATTCAGGGCTAAGCATTACTCTTCCTCAGGCGTTCTCACAGTTTCAGGCAGCATCTCTTTTGCCTGGTCCTCTGTTACGCCATACCTTTTCATCAAATAGATCTCTTTTCGAATTAGTCCGGATGTAGCCTCTTGCATCATCAGCTGATTTTCTGTCTTACTGTCAACAATCAAGCTATCATCAAAGTTAAACGATACATCGTATGTTCCTGTCGGCGCGAGCTTGTATAGGCTCGTCCATACATCCATCGCCTTAATTAAGTCCTCTAGTGCGTTCTGCAGCGATTCCTGAATCTGAGATACGAAAGAATAAGATCTCTGTTTGCTAAACAATACCTCTGTAGCCGTTCGGTCCTCGTCCTGGACATCGGATAATGTACCATACGCTAGACCACATGCAAATTCAATACGTCTTAATATCTGATTAAAGCCGTTAAATAAACTTGAGTCTCTTATCTCAGGGCTAAAAATTTGATAAAAGGGCTTTTCGGATATGCCCGTATCTATGCTGTACTGACGGAATAGTCGTCCCTTGCCAGATGGTAAAATAGTATTTCCGTTACTGTCCTTTCGGAATAACGACTCAGACATATCTACAGCTAGCTCTGTACCCTTAAACTCCCACATGATACGTGCCCATTGCTCATCAGCCTGCTTAATAAGTTCAGCAGCTTTTGAATAGACAGACACTCCGAATGGACTTTGCCTATTCTTGTTGTTTGCCTGTGGAATTTTAAAATAAGAGAATAATACGCCCGGCACATTTTTAATTGTCGTGCGCTCTTCAAGATTCTCCCATTCCGGAACATCAGTCAAATTTATCTGATGACCAAGCACGCCCTTTTGCTTACTCTCATAAGCTCTGTTTTGAATAACGCAATACTTTCCATCAAAATCGTGTGATTCGACTCTAGTGTATATCTTACCGTCACGAACCACCTGTTCAACAAACTGACAAGAGGTTATCTGTCCAGAGCTATTAAATCCTGTAGGAACAAATCTATCTGCCTGGATAAACTCAACGGATATTGTATCGCCCTGTACATAAGGCTTAAGGATGATTCCTCCAAGCGCACACGCATACTCCGTCTGAATCCTTAATTCTGATAAAACCTTTCTGTATGCTGCGTTTAAAAAATCAGCTCGTTTGCTTCCGATAATCTCCGATTCCATCTCAAGCGTAACAAGTCTTGCCAGCTCAGATGACACTGCAGAGGGAATGCCCGTGCTTGTCACATCATCCTTTATCCAGGGTGCTTTGTCTTCATACATCGCAGACCACAATTCTATGCAATCGATTGTATTATCATCTAAAATAATCGTGCTAAGGACCTCTCCTTGTGCCACACGCTCTTTAAAAACCTTTCTAATCCACTCTATTATTCTGTGAAACATATACTGCCTCCTAATAATCTATCAATCTCTTTGCGAAACGCTCGATTGTATACTCAAAGCTATCTAGTGAGTCTATATCGCTAGTTCCGTCATCAAGTCTTATGTTCTTTGTTTTTTCCTTTGGGTCCCAGATGCACGTACTCAAAGCTAGCACCAACGATTCGCTTAAATTTTCGACATAAAAAAACCGCCCTTGAGCCATCAGCCTAGCGGTAAGGTTGATTCTGTTGTTAACCTCGTCTTTCAGTGCATTATGAATGCGTATCCATCCAAGTCCGTTTTGCCTTAATGCCTGTCTAAAACCTGCAATAAGTGTTTGTTCTGCGCTGTCACAAAATATGTCTGTAACGGTACCATATCGGTTAATGACTTCACGAACAAAGTCACAAAACATCGATTCCAACATCGTGGGTGGTATCTCAGCATCTGTACACGGAATCCTTTTCGATAGCAAACTAATCACATTCTTGTAATCG